GCGGGTCCAGCAGCGAGCGGGTGGGCATGGTCGTCTTCGCGGCAGGCGCTGCAAATTGGATTGGCAGGTCGTTGTCTGTCTTCATTTCATACACCTCAAAGTTGAATGACGCCAGGCGCTGTGCTGCGCACCCGGTTGGTTGTTGTGCGGATCATGTCTTCGTACACGCTGCGGGCCACGCTCTGGCGCTGCAGGTCGTGGTAGTCGTAGAGGTCTTGCCAGCACTGAAGCGCTGGCCCGGTGGCACCCATGCGGCCGATGCGTTCAAAGCGTTTGGCGCTGTCGATCAGGTGGGCTTGGGCCTGCATGCAAATGGACTCGACCTCGATGCCGATGCCGTTCTTGGCCATCGTTTCAGCGATGTTCATCATCGACTCGATTTCGTGCCACTCCTGCAGGCCAGCGGCGCCCTTGCGAAAAGCCTCAAGAGCTTGCAGCTCGATCATGCGCAGCTTGTCCAGGTCTGGGCCAGCGGTGATGGCTGCGCCCTCCATGGCGTGCTGGATCGGGTTCAGCAGGGCGTAGTGCTTACGCATTGTTCTTTTGCGCATGCTGCACCTGCTCAAACTCGATCAACATGTCCAGCACGTGCCGGGCCTTCTCCAAGTCCTTGATGCCGCCCTTGTCGCGGAAGCGGGTGACGTACTTGATGATGGTGTGCTGGCACGCGTCCAGCTTGTTGTTCATGCTGTACTCCATCGGCTGGATGGCCAGCTTTTTGTAGTGGTCGCCATCGACCTGGATGTCCAGTGCGCTCATTGGTTTCTCCTGTTTGTTTGTCTGATGTTTGTCTGATGTGTGTCAGACGAAGTGAATATATCCGACATCACGGTAACGTGAACGAATTACTTCATTGATTTTTTAAATCCCAGCCGACGGGTCATCTGCCGGGTCAATCGTTTGCCGCACAAACCCAGCCTTCACCACGGTGGCGTCGGGGAACTGCGCCTTCAGGATCGACACCTGGCCGTCCTCGTCCCAGGCCTGCAGGATCTTGGCGACCTCGGCCAGCGTATATACAGTCACGCCCTCGCGGCATGCGCCGTTGCGCCGGTCCACATCGCCGCGCACGATGGCGTACACCGTGCCGTTGGCTGCCTGCACCTCCCACACATCAGGCGCCACCCAAGGCTCATGCCCTGAGCCACTGGCCAGCTCGTCGAGCTTGGTCCAGCCGCGGCGCATCACTTCGGCGCGCTCTTTGATCTGGGCCATGTCGCTGCTGGCGATGGCTGCGTTCAGCTTCTCGCTGGCGCTGTGAAATTTCAGCGTCCACTCTTCGGGCACCAGCGTTTGCAGGCGGCCCACGCCCCACTTGCGCTCCATGGCCGTGGCCACCTGGTCGAGCGGTGCCAGCACGGCGCTGGCGCTGGCCTGCTGCACGCGGCGCAGGGATTCGTTGCGGTCCGGCCGCGTTGGCAGCTCAGTGCCAGCGGCAAGCGGGTTGGCCCCCGCGGGTGTTGTCTTGCGTCCCATTTGTTTCTCCAGTTGTTTCAGTGATTCCTTGCCTGTCGGCAGGTACTCGCCAGTTGGCTTGCCACCCTTGCCCCTGACGGGCGTGCGGGGCAGCTCGGCAGGCGCTGCCTCGTAGAGCCACGGCGCGTCTTCGCGCTGCCAGGCGTCCATCTGGTCGATGAACTCCTGCATGCCGGGGGTCTTGAAGGCTTTGCTCATGCGTTGGCGTCAAAAAAGCCGCCATCCGGTTTCCCTGATGGCGGCCTGGTTGGCGTGTGGCCGGTGCTTAGAACTCGCTGTCGTCGGCCGCTGCAGCCACTGGCGCAGGCTTGGCGGCGGGCTTTGCGGCCGGTGCTGGTGCTGGATCATGGTCAGCGCCATCGGCACCCAGCGCCTGCGGGCGCGGCACCCACTTGACAATCTGGAACTGAGGGATGCGGGTCGTGCCCTTGCCCACCTTGATGGCCTTGGAGCCGGTGAGCTGCACCACAGGGGACAGGCCTTGAGCAAACTCGGGCGCCTGCTCGGCGGCGTTGTACAGCTCCTGGATGAACATGACGTTACCGGTGCTGTTGCTGGAGTAACTGCGCACATGGTCTTCACCGAACATGGTGGTGCTGTAGACGTTCACATCGAAGCCAGCCTTGTATTCGCCCTGGGGCTTGGGCTGCTGCTGGTTGCTTGGCCACGGCTGCCAGTCACGGTTGCCGGTTTCCAGAAGCATCCAACCCAGCTGAATGTTCTGGATGTCGAACACGGCGGGCTTGTTGAAGTCGAACTCGGCGGGCTTGCCATCGGCGCCAGACATTTGCCAAGCGTTGATGGATGCACCGAAGCGGATGAATGGGCGGGAGTCACCGCCACCAGGGATTGCGAGAGGCATTACAGATTTCCTTTAAGAGGTTTATCGCCGTGAGCTGACGGCGGGCAGTGCCGGTAGGAAGATGACCGGCGGCATTGCTTTCATTACTTAGTAGTCCATCGCTTGGCGGATGTCGCGAATACGCATCTGCAAGAGAGGGTTCAAATCAGTCTTTGACTGCTCCAGGCGATCAATCTCGCGGCGCAGTAATGCAATCTTTCGGTCAATGTTTTCTTGGACGGTCGGGTTTTCATCGATCGCCTGCACGCCATGGGCCGCCATTGCGTTTCGCTGTTTCTCTATGGCGTACGAATATTCATTCATCGTCTTCTCCTTGGGGTCTGTGAATTACCTGGCCAGGTCGGCCAGTGCTTGGGCTCGTTCGTTCAATTGCTTGAGGAACGCGGTGATGTCGCGGTCGTACTCTTCCAGCGGCATGTCTTGCGCACGCATCTCCTTCACGAAGAGTTGGAGGTGCGGTGGCAAGCGGTCATCGAAGCTGCCGAAGTACAAGACCTCGGCTCCGGTGACGTAGAGGTTGTGCAGGCACTGGCCCATGTAGGTGTCGGGCAGGTTGCCCGCCTCGATGTAGCGCAGCTGCGTGGTGGTCTTGGGGCACTTGAGCTCGACCACGGCGCGAAAGTCATCGATGTCGCCATCGAGTGACGCCCCAGCGCGCAGCGTTTTGTGCGCAAGGAAGCCGGTTTCGCGGATCGTTGCGCCAATGTGCTTGGACAGGGCGCGGCGGGCCACTGGCTCCAGATCGATGCCGCGCTGCATCTCAAAGTTGACGAACACGCTGTCAGCGCTCATGCCGGTCATCATCTCGGCCAGCAGCTGGTCCTGGTAGTTAATCCAGCCAGCGGTGCGCAGACCCTTGGCCGTCTTGTCCCAGACGTTGGCGGCCATGCTGCCAGTCACGCGGCCCAGGCGGGCCTCAAACCATTCCTCTGAGCGCTGCTCGGCGTGCACGATCAGGAAGTTGCGGTTTGTGTTGTTGATGTCGGTCGTCATATCAGACAATTTCTCCAAATTGAAGCAGCCAATAGGCCAGCAAAGCAGCGTCTGCGCGGCCATCGTCTTTGACACGGACGAACGACGCGGCATAGGCCGGAAAGAGTTGGGCGGCGCGCTGGCGGTTTGCATCCTTGCCAGCTGCCAGCTTGAGGTCGCGGCACCACTTGGCCGGTGTGACCAGGGTGATGGGCACTTGCAGTCCAGCCAAGACGCCACGGATCGCGCCGTAGCTCTGGCCGAAGCTGAACATCGAGCTGACGCCTTGGCCAGGCATGGCCCCGACTTGCTCCAAAGCGCAGTGCTCGATGTTGTGAGGGCGAAGCAGCTCGGCCAGCATGGGCTCGCTGAGCTTGCGCTTCATGGTCTTGCCAGACTTGACCTCGACTGTCGGCATGTCGAGTATGGTGAGCATCCCTTTGTCGACATCAAACACACAGATGGCACCCGACAAACCTGGGTCAATTCCAGCAATCTTCATGCAGCCACCGCGACACCCTGCATCAAGGTGACGCTGGCTGCATGTTTGATCTTTTGAGTCACGCCGTTGACACTGATTAAGTGAAGCATGTTGTGAGCTGACGACATATTGTCGTGAACATCACCGCGCCCAGCCAACACGTCGTGAGCCCACTGAAGGTCGCTCCACTGTTCTGTTTCTAAGTCAGTCATTTTTTGTCTCCTCTTGTGGTCTTAACAAAGCTGTTGAAGTCAAACGCCTTACGCCTTGATCTGGATACTTGTAGAGCTTCAAGGATGCGTGACGTCGGCACAGCTTTGCGCATGACCCACTTGTCCTGAGTGCCTTTGGTGAGCACCAGTCCGCACTTCTCCCATAGGCGGCGCATCTCCGCTGATCCGCCGAAGTGCTCAATAAATCTGCGCACGTCGATCTGTGGTTTTTTGTCTGATTGCATGCGACAAATTGTATGCCAGGTATACACCTTGTCAACTACATCGCACAAAATAATTTGCGGCAGTGGTCATACATGCACTACACTCCGGTCCTACAAGGCGTACAAGTTGTACGCCGACACCAGGAGTTGAAATGCCCAAGTACGCAACACAACCGAAGCCTGCACCCAAGAAGTCGCAAGCGCCGGAGGCAATGAGCAATAGGCACTTACTCAAAGAGGAGTTTGCCAAGCGGCTATACAGCAAGATTGCGGAGCGCGGCTGGACGCAATCAGAGTTCGCCCGCAACTGCGACCTGGCCCGCGATGCCGTCAGCACTTACGTGCGCGGCCGCTCAATGCCATCGCCCCAGGCGCTGCAGAAGATGGCCGACGTGCTGGGCGTGCGGCCCGAAGAGCTGCTCCCCAACTACTTTGAGGCCGCCCACAACAAGCAAGAGCCGATGTTTGAGCTGCGTGATGTGCCCAACGATGAGGGCTACATGTGGATCAAGCTGAACATGCGCCTGCCCAAAAAGGTGGCCATGCAAATCTTCATGCTGGCGCAAGAGCAGCAGTGATGGACCTGTTGCTGGAGTCAGAGGTGGCCGACCTGCTGCACAGAAGCCGCCGCTTCGTGCGCGGCCTGCGCCAGGCTGGTCAGCTGCAGTGGCTGCCAGGCGCTGGCCGTGCGCCCATCCTGATTACCCGCCAGTCCGTGGACCAATACATAGAAAGGACAGTGCAATGGCACGCAAACAACTCCCCCCGCGCCTCGTCGAAAGCAATGGCGTCTGGTACGTCGCTTACTCGGACGGTGGCCGCTCGCAAAGAACAAGCCTTCGGACAGAAGATTTACAAGTCGCGCAGGCAAGGTTTCAGGGCTGGCTGAAATCCCACGGCGAGGACACGCTGGCCAGCAACCCGCAGACGCTGGCCGGTGCTGTGCGCCTGTACATCGACCAGCACGGCCCCACCGTGGCGTCGCCCGAGACTTTGGAGCACGTCGCCAAGATGCTAGTTGTCTGGTTTGGAGGTCAAACACTGTCGGAAATAACGCGCAAGGACATCGAGGCCTTCACCAAGGCGCGCCTGACGGGCGCCATTGGCAAGCGCAAGGTGTCTGCCGGGACCGTGCGCAAGGAGCTGGGCATCCTGCGCGCCATCTTCAACTTCATGGTCAAGAAGGTCGAGCCCAAAGAGCACCGCGTCAGCCAGAGCGTGCTGGCCTATGTGCCCCTGCCGCCCAAACCCCCGGCGCGTGACCGCGTGCTGAGTGACAGCGAGCTGGCCACCGTGCGCCGCGCCATCACCCCCGACGCCGAGCGCATTAGCCGGATCAGCCGCTACCTTTGGTTGCTGCTGGAAACGGGTGCGCGGTCGGAGGCGCTGCGCTCGCTGGCATGGGACCAGGTTGACCTGAAGGCGGGCATCATCAAGCTCAATCCATGGGGCCGCAACCAAACGACCAAGCGCAGGCCAACGATCCCGATCAGCGACGACTTGCTGCCAGTGCTGGTGCGTGCCAAGGATGAGGCGACCACCGCCTGGGTGCTGGACCACACGGGCCAGATCCGCAAATCCATGGAGCGGTTCTGCGAACGGCACCACCTGGACGGCGTGACCGCCCACACATTCCGCCACACGCTGGCCACCAGGATGGCTCAGGCTGGCGTCGCCATGCCCGACATCGCGGCCATGCTGGGCGACACGATGGCCACCGTGGAAAAGAACTACTTACACTTATCACCCCAGCACCTTCGTGGTGCGTTAACCAAACTGAGGATGGCTGCATGAAATCAATTGCCACTGTTGTTCTGTTCTTGGCCTGGATGATGTTGACCGTCATAGCCAGCATCTTGTTTGGCCAGTGGGCGGCACTTGCTGCGCTCTTACTGCCAGCGTTCGCGTTCATTCTGGCGACCGAGAACGGGCCGCGGAAGCAATGAAAGTTTTGCGCTATTGCTGCGTTCTATTCCTGTATTTAGCGCAAAACATGCTGTTGGCCGCCATACAAGCGCCATACAAAAGCAGCCTAAGCCCTTGAAATCCTTGTGTATGGCGTGTCTGACGCATACAGCGTACTGCGTTCACACCACTGTGGACGTGAACGCAGTAATCGGCCTCTAAGCCAGTGGCAGTGCGGCTTCCAGCCGTCAGACACAAATCGTATTGCGCTGTTCGTTGTGCTTTTGCGAGGGATTGGGAGATTAGCTCAGGGGTAGAGCGACCGCCTCACACGCGGTAGGTCACAAGTTCGAAACTTGTATCTCCCACCATTCAAGCCAGCATGTTCGTCGCGCTGGTTTGCACCTCAGCCACCCGGCGGCCCCACCCCCGGCCGAAGGTGTCCCAGGTCTTCAGGTCCATCAGAAACGACAACCGGCGCTTGGCGTAATCCTCAACCAAGTCGGCCGGGTCCATGGCAGCCACGGCGGCCAGAGTCTTGGGGCCGATGCCACCGTCTTGCTCAACACCAACGCAGCCCTGCAACCACTTGGCAGCGCGACCTGGGCCACTGTTCACGGCAGCGTCAAACACCGCATAGTCAACACCGGCAGGCAGGTCGTCGCCCCGAATCTTGTCCCAATACTTGGCCTTGTACATCGGGCCAACGACGGCGGGTGTCAGGCCTCGCATCGTCTTTTCGTCCACCTCATGGCCGACCCATTCTTCCCAGACGCGCTTTGTCACGCCCAGGTTGGTCATGCCACCGGGGTCTGCTGGATGGTTGACGTACCCGCCCTCATGGTGGAGCACGGTCTTCAGTGCTGATTCAAAGTTCGATTTCATTTGATGCCTTTCATGATCGCGTTCGTCTTGTCTTGTGACCCCTTGGATGAGCCGAAGAAAAAGTTGAAGAAGCCCGTGAGCACGGTGCCAATGAGCACGCCCAGGATCGTGTCGGCCATACGCACGCCACTGGTGGGCACGGTGCCGAAGGTCACAAAGGCGAAGTAGGCCATCGCAAAGATGGACCAGACGCTTGTGAACAGATAGATGAAGTGCTTTGCAAACCAGTCGTTCTGCTGCAGGGCTGCGACCTGCATGGCGCGTGCGCCGTCGCGGTCTTTGACCTCGGCCTCAAACTGTTTGAGGTCAATCTCGGCCAGCTTCAGGGCTGCCTCTGGGTCGGCCTGGATGGCGTTGGTCACGGCCTCGACCGTATCCTCCACACCCAGCTTCTCAGCGATGGCCTTGACGGCCATACCACCGAGCGGGCCAGCCACCACGGTGGCCAAGCCTGGGGCTAAGTTTTTCAGCAGTCCTGCAAGCACTTCATTCATGATTTTTTCCTTTCAGTTTCAGCTTCCACATTTAAATTCGCGGCAGTAGTAGACGATCTCCACGCCGATCCACATGAGCACCACAAAGACGATGGTGGCCAGCGTGATGGCGGTCCATAACTCAAAGTCTTCCTTGCGCTTTTTGCGGGCTTGGATGGCGGCGTCAGCGGCTCGTCGGCGCTGGGCCTTCTCGTCTGCGTCCATCTGGGCGCGCCGATTGACGATCCTTTCCCACACGTCCATGTTGTGCGGAAAGAAAAGCTCTTTGACCTGCGCCTCAAACTGGCGGGCGCTCTCGATGGCCAACTCCAGCTCGATGGCCTTGCCCATGTTGGAGCCCTTGAAGCCGCCCTTGTTGACCTCTTCAAGCACCTTGATGGCATCGGCCTTGGCGTCGAAGTATTTGCCCAGCACAGGGCCAAGACTGCGAACATCGTCCACAGTCTTGACGGCCTTCTTGACCAGGTTGACGGCAGCCGATACGGCGGCAAGGGCGGTTAGCGGATCAATCACAGCGGACCATCTTTCTGGCCGCCTCCGGCCTTCTTTTGCTTGCCCTCTTTCTCGCCCGCCAGCCAGTCTTGCCACTGGCTCTTGAATGCGGGCGAACTCATGTACATGTAACTGGCCCCCAGCCCGTAACCCAGCACAGGGCCGCCTGGCAGGTAGCCGGTGGCATAGGCGATTGACGGCTGCACGGCCAGCTCATACAGGCCGCGGGCCGCCGCACGCTCGGCGCTGTTCGTGTTCTCGCTGTTGGCCACAAAGTATTTGGCGATGCGCTCCAGGCTTTGCAGGAAGAACGAAAAGGTGGCGCCGGCCAGGATGTTGGACAGGTCGCGCTGGTACTTCACGCCCAGCAGCGCGTTGTAGAGCGGGTCGGCCAGGCCGGTGAATCCCACGCGGCTGAATGCCAGTGCTGCCAGCCACTTGATCGGGAATCCGCCTTCCTTCTTTTCTTCCTCTTCCCACTTGTCAGGGTTGAGCAAAGCCTCGCGTGCCATCGTCACCAGCAAGTGGCCCATGTACAGCGACGCCAATGGCGCCAGCACTTGCATGCCCGCCACCGCGGCGGCTTGGCCAGCTCCGCGTTTCTCATACTCGCGGGCCACTTTCTTAACCGACTTGACCATGATGTTGCGGAAGAACGCCATGGAGAACGACAGCAGGCCGTAGGTCAGGCGACCCACTGGCGTGTTGGCTGCCCATGGGCGGTCGATGGCGGTCGGGCTCTGAATAGACTGGTTGACCAGGCGGCCCACCATCACGGCGTAAATCTTGCCCATCTCAGTCAGGCTGCCATCCACGTCGATCAGCTCGTCGTGGCGCGGCATGCGGTTGGAGAACTCGCGTGCCCAATTGGTGAAGTCCTGGATCTGCTCGGGCTGGATGCCAGCGTCCACCATCTCGTCGCGGGCAAAGCCCTTCTCTTTGGCGCTGGCCTCGGTGTCGTCCATGGTGTGTGCCAGCTCCAGCACGTAGCGGCCAGACAGCTGCATGGCCGCCCGTCGCTGCGCGTTGGTCAGGCCCGTCAGGCCCACGCGGCGGAAGTAGTTGGCCGACACGCGGCTCATGGCCGACGACTCTGCGAACGATCCGCCCAAGCGGTTGGAAATCATCTCGTCGGCATAGTCGCCAGACACGATGCCCAGCACGCGGGCCATGGCGCGGCGCTCGCGCACGCTGCCGGTGTTGGCGATTTCCTGCATGGTCAGGCCGACGGCTTTCAGGGCGTCCAGCGGCTTGCCCGTTTGCGCAGCCACGGTGATGGGTTCGGCCAGCGATGTGAGCACCACGCGGCCCAGCAATGCCATTTGACCCAAGGCGTGCAGGTTGCCCAGCGTGCGCTGAGCTTGGCTTGGCATGCTGGAGCGGTCGGTGCCAGTGACCTGGCCAACGATCTTCTCCACCATGTCGCGGTCTTCCTTGCGCACGCCAGCGTTGACCATGGACTCCAGCATCGTGAAGAGCTTGGTGTTCTTCTCGCGGCTGTTGCGCGCATCCCGTCCAAAGCGGGTGTTGTACTCGGCCTTGCGCACAGACATCTGCACGTAAGACGTGATCCGCTCAATCGGGTCTTGGATGTAATACTTGGCCAGGATCTTGTCGGCCTCGGGCGGCAGCGTGCGCTCCTTCAGGTATGACCCTGCAGGCGAGTGTGAGCTGAAGCTCTCCGGCGAGCCGTAGCTGATCCGGGTCTGGTACTCGGCGGCGGCCTGCATCGACCACTCGTCGCGCACGTAGTCGTAGGCTTCCTCAAAGACGCTGCGGCTGGACTCAATGAAATCCTTGAGGTCGGCTTGGGCGTTGTCCATCTGGTCGCCGTCTTCCGAACGGTTGGCCGCGTCCAGCTTGCGCTGCAACTTGGCCAGCTCTTTCTTGGCCTCGCGGTACGCCTCCAGATTGGGGTCGTCCTTGGACAGGTTGGCTTCCTTGATGCGCTTGTCCAATGCGGCCAGTGCCACCTCGATGTCGTCGGCCTCACCAGGGTTCTCGGTGTCGCGCTCAAAGACGATCTTGTAGACCTCGGTGGCGTCCTTGATGAATTCGGGTGCGTTGGCTGTGACGACGGGCTCATCCAGCAGGCGCGGCAGGTAGCCCTGGTCCTTGACGAAGCCGATGTCCAGGCCAGCGTTGCGGTTGTAGTAGTAGAGGTCCGTCAGCAGCTCACGCAGTGGCGCGGCCAGCTTGGTGACGGCCGGGCTCTCCATGCGCACCAGCATTGGCGTCAGCTCTTCGCTTGCGGTCAGCGCGGCCGTGAGCAGCGCCAAGTCGGCGTCGCTCATCAGGTCGGCGTTGTTGTTGCCCCGGATGTTGGACAGGCGCGTCAGGAAGCGCTTTGTCTCGCGGTCCACAGCCTCGGCGTAGGTGCCGCCCTCGGCTGTCTTGCGACCACTGCCTGGGTCCGTGGCCAAGCGCTCGGTGACTTCGCGCACAGCTTTGGCGGCAGAGGCATTGCCGCTGCGTTGGTAGTGCCCCTCCATGCCCAGCAGCACACCACGATTGGTTTCGAGGATGGCGCGCACGGCGTCACCCATGCGCTTGATGATCGGACGGTCGTCGTTGGGACGGGCCTTGAGCTTTTCCAGCTCACGGGCACGCACAGCCCACGCACGCTTTTCCGCATCCCAGACCAGCTTGTAGGCCGGTGTTTGTGCCGACTGACGTTGGTCGTCAAAATAGACAGCAGGGTCAGAAAGACGCACGTTGCCGGGCAGGTTGGCCACCGCCTCGTTGTTGGGGTTCAGCAGTGCTTCAGCGCGGATTGCATCAAACAATAAGTCATAAGCGCGGAAGATGTTATATCTGTCTGCGTTCTTAGGGAATGTTTTGGCCAGGCGCAGGTCGGCTTCACTGGAATAAGCGGCATCGCTTTTGCCAATGAATTCGGTAGAACCACCAGCGGCCTCGACTTTGTGTGCCACGTAGGCCTCAAAGGACCGGGCCAACATCTCGGTGGGCATGCGCCAGTAATCTGGATCGCTGCCAGTGGCCTTGCCAAACTCCCCGGCCGACTTGTAGAACTCACTCTTGTCGTTGCGGCTCATGGATGCGCCGGACTTGATGCGCTCCAGGTCAGCCTTCAGCTTGGTGGCGTCTACGCCTTTTTGCGCCGCCGCCTCGATGCGCTGCTCCAGGTCCATGATCTTGGCCGACTGCTCGGCCCGGTCAAAGAACAGGCTGTTCATCAGCAGGCGGAAGGAGTCGCGCACAGTCTCTGGCGTCTTGTCGCTCAGGCGTTCACCCTTGCGGATGTAGCCGGACAGGTCGCTCACCACGCCCTCGTAATTGGTCAGCACGAAGTAATCGAGCGCGTGTCCCCATTCGTGGGCGAAGGAGTTGGAGCGGCCTGGCATGGCGATGGTCGGGGTGTCCGACTTCACGCCATCAGACGACTTGCCATCGCCCGTGCCGCCGGGGTAGTAGGCGCCCAAGTATTTGCCCTGGCTGGTCATGGCCAGGCCCAGGGTGCCGCGCAGGCCAATGGCCGACGTGGGCAGGTCCAGAACGTGGGTCATCAGCTGCAGGCCGCGGTAGGCGTCCAGCAGTTGGTCAATCGAATCGCGGATGTTGGCGCGTTCAGACTTCTGAACGAAGGTCAGGCCGTAGGTGGCCTTCAAGCCCTTGGACAGAATCTCGTATTGGCGCTGCGGTGGCAGCAGCTCGGCCTCGGTCGGGTCAAACCCCAGCTCTACAAAGGCGTCCCGGTAGATGCTTTGTCGGTCGGTGAAAGAGACTTTTTGGAAGACGGAGCTGGAGCTCGAGCCCTTGACCCGCTGGTTTTGATTGGCTTCATCGTTCTCGCGGCGGCGTTCACCGCCCTGCGTGCCTGCGCTGGCGTCATCCCGGTCAGGTCGACGGGCTCGCTCATTTACATCACCGGCCTGGGTTTGATTTCCGGTCCCTTGGCGGTCCTGGCGCGCCGCTGGTCCCCGATCTTGGGCATCGAGAAGTCGGCCTTCTGTGCGGCCACCATCAGCCCGCGCCCGGCTTCCTTGAACGACGGCAGGCTGTGCTTGTCGCCCGCCTTGTTGAAGGCCCGCCCCAGCGCCAGCAGAACTTTCTTGTTCGGCTCGGTCGAAGAGGTTGCCACTGACAGTTTCTTTGTTTCGCTCATTGCGTTGCTCCACTGCGCCTTTCACCATGTCTACAGGCGGAGGCGGATCACCGAACAAGCCAGCGGTGTCTTGGCTCTTGGCCATGCCGACATAGGCGCGCAGCACATCGTTGATGGCGTCGCGGCCCACGGCACGGGTCAGGTTGGCATTGTAGAAGGCGGTCACGAAGGCGTCCACAACAGGGTCGCGCTCGCCGGTCAGGTCGGTCTGTGCCAGCCAATCTTGCACGCGCCCTCGCGTCTGGCGCAGCTGGTCGATGATGCGGGCGGCTTGCACCAGCTGCGTCGTCACGTCGTAATCTTTGCTGATGACGCCATCGCGGGCCATCCGGCGCATCTGCAGCCACTGGCCCGAGCTGTCGAACAGCGCATTGCCGATGGACTTGATGTTGTCGTCCTGGCTCTCAATCAACTTAGCCAGCAAGTCGCGGCCGCCATAGGCGGCAGCCAGCAGCGCACGGCGGATCCGCATAGCGCCATCAGGTGACAGGCCACCGTTCTCGTCCAGCATGCCGTTGCGCTGGGCCTGCGGCAGCCCGCCAATGAAGGCGCGCACGAAGTCACGGTTGCCAGCGTCAGTGATGTCGCCACCCATCCACACGTCCACCACGTTGTCCTGCAGGGCGGACACGTCGATCTGTGCCATCTCCACAGGGCTCAGCGACATGGTGGCCGACTGGTTGGCCTCCTGCACGAAGGCCACGCGCTCTTGTTGGTCCATGGGCGTCACGCGCTCACGCACCAGCACGGGCATGGCCAGGCCAGTGGTGTCGTAGCCTTGGGCCGCCAGGTAGTCGCGGTAAGCCTGGGCGCGCTCTGGGAATCTCTCAAAGGCGCGACGGATGGCCATAACCCGGCCGTTGCCCGACTCCACGATCATGTCGGGTCCGATGATCGGCGCACCGCGGTCTGCCTCGGCCGACTCGCCAAGGCGCTGCGGGTCCAGCTGCCCGGCGATGGTGTTGATCTGCTCGTCGCTCGACATCCGGCTGCGGTCGCGGGGCTGCAGCTCGCCACTGGCGGCCTGCAATTCGCTGGCGTCCACCACGCGCATGCGGGTTTCCACTTGGCGGCCGGTGACTGTGGACACACGCTGGGTGTTCCCGAAACCCGTTTCGGGAACATCGGTCGTCGGTGTTGCCGCCGGTTGTTGGCCGTCATTTCCGACAGGGGGCGTCAGTGATGCCGATGGCTGGGGCTGGGTAGGTGCAGCAACCGGATCAGGCTGCGCTGCTGCGACGGCGGGGCCATCTGAAATTCCCTGTGGTCCTTGCGCGTCAGGCGCTTGGCCAACGGCAGGGATTGCGGGTGCTTGGGGTGCAGCGGCATTGGGTGCGCCTTTCGGAATCAAGTCGTCCAGCAGGCCGTCCATCGTCGGCTCGATGCGCTCGGACACGGGCAGTGGGCCGGGGGCTGGTGCCGGGTCGGGGCTTGGCACCGGCCCGCGTGCGGCCAGCGCGCTGGCTGGCAACTCGTCGGTGGCGCGGGCCAGCTGCCCAGCCTCCTGATTGCGCATGGTGTCGCGGGCTTTCTGGATCACGGCAGGGCCGCCGCCCATCAGGGCCGACTGGCCCAGAGCCACCTTCAGGGTGTCGCCCGCTTGCTCCAGGTACTGCTGCAAGCTGCCTTGTGGGTTCAGGGCGCCAGGCCCGTACTTGTCGCCCAGGAACTGGACCAGCGTGGTCAGCTGTTCGCCAGTGGCGTTCTTGACCACTTCGCGTGCAAAGGTCGGGGCCAGCTCATCAATGGGCAGGCCGCCGGTAATGCCCTTGAGCAGCTTCATCTGCTCGCCAAAGCCAATGCGCTCGCCCAGCACTTCAGCACCGGCCATGATGCCAGCGCGTGCAGCGGCCTGTTCACCGGACAGGCCGCGGCTGCGGCCCTCCGAATACTCTTGGGCGCCGGACTGCGCGAACAAGGTGGTCATGGCCGGGCCGCCAGCCAGGCCAACCAGCAGGGTGGGCGAGGACTGCGTGATGCTGTTGAAGACATCGAACACCAAGCGATCGTTGCCAGCGGCTGGGCGCAGGGGTTGCGAAATGTCTCGGCCTATCTGCGCCGTATTGGCGGCAGCGTCGGCCACACTGTCGGCGCCCACTAAATCAGCACCCGCTTGAATCACGCCGGGGATCACTTGGCCTAGACCTGCCAGGCCAGACACGACGCCGCGGGCCGCTGGGTTTTGAATGTTGTTGCTGAGGTCCATGCCCACTTGCGTGGCAAACGGTGTCTTCTTGATGGTGTCTTGGCGCGGGCGGAACGTGGCTGGCTCAGTCTCCAGCAGCGACTGAACGACGCGCCCCTTCATGCCTGTGTCTTGGGCCAGCTGCATGCGCTGCTGGGGGGTGGCCCTCAACATTTCATTGCGCACGTTACCCACAAAATCAGGCGACACCCCCGCAGGCAGTGGCTTGGCGGCGGGCAAGTCACCCATGACGCTGAAGCCCGGCGTGCCCGCTTTGAATGTCTGCTCAGGAGCCGACGCTGGCTTATTGATTCCGAACGGATCGCCCACCGGGGGTAACTGAAACCCCGAGACAGCCCTGGGTGCCGCCCCACCACCCAGGTCCGAGTTGACAGCAACCGCAGGAGGAGCCGACGCTTGGCTCTGGGGCGGGGTCACTGTGTCTTGTGTAATCAGGTCGTCCAGCAGGCCACCGGGCGCAGTAGAAACGCTGGTCCGCGCAGCGGGTTGCTGCGGCTTCTGAATCAGGTCATCGAGCAGGTTGTTGAGCATTCAGGGCGTCCTCGATCTGTTTGCGGGTGTAGCCAGTGCGTTGCGCGATGGTTTTGTAGGTTTTGTCAGGATCGACACCAGAATCCAGCGCCTTGCGCACGCTGGAAACAACAGATTGAGGGACCAGCAATTTGCCCTGGCCAAAAACGCCACCAGTTGTTTGCGCAGGGTTGTCGCCCCAGAACTCGCGCATCGAGCGAGCGGTGGCGTTGGCCAGGTCGCCATACTCAGGCTGGGCCGGGTCGCGGTAGTGCTTGGCTGCGTTGTCCCGGATCAGGTCGCGGGTGGCTTGCGGGATCGTGGTGCCCAGCTTGGTGCCACCCGACTCGATCATGCCGTTGACGGCCTTGATCTGGGGTGTCTCAAAGCGCAGTGGCTTGCCACCGGCTCCGGCCGCCACTGGCTTTGTGCGGCCAGCCACCGCTTCGCCGCCCAGAGTGCCGGGCTGCTGGTCTTGGCCAGTGCCCACGGTCGTGCGACCTCGCACCACGTAGCGGCCATCGGCGTCTGGCGTGATGCCCGCTGCTTTACCCCTGGCGGGCGTCAGCACCACGTCGGCATTGTTGCCCGCGGTGACGGGGGCGTTGAGCACGCTGAACTGGTTGCGACTGTTGGCGCCACCTTGTTGGATGCGCTCTTCGGCCAGCCGTGTGTCGTTGATCGTGCCTTGCTTGGTCAGCTCTTCAGCGGCGTCGCGGGCCGACATGGCATCCTGGCGGCCGACACTCAGGGCCGTGTTCTGGTTTGGCGCTGCGCCGAACAATGGCATGTAGCCCATGCCGTCTTCTGGCTTGCCAGAGTTGACGGCGTTGAGGTAGCCACCTTGACCAAACAGCTTGGCGATGTCGTCCACCTTCACGCCGCGGATCAGGGCTTCCTGCAGGGCCGCCGCCACCTTGTCGTTGGCCGAGCGGTTGGGCTGGAACATCGACTGCGGCTCAGCCATCGGCTGGGCCGACAGGCTGTAGTCGGTAGGCGCCGGGTCGGTGTAATTGGGATTGCGCTGAAGAGGGTCGTCCGTGGCGCGGCCACCTGACAGGAACAGCTCGGCCAGCGTTGTTGGCGGGGCCATCATGGCGTCGTTGGTGTTGCGCTCGCCGCGTGTTTGCTCGGTGCGATAGCCTGCGGTGGCGTCGGCAGACCTGGCCTGCGCTTGGTTCTCTGTCACCATCGACTGCTTCACCGGGTCGGTGCCAGAGAAGATCGACGCCAGTCCATTGAAGGCTTGGCCCACGGCGCGGTTTTGGTACTGATAGAACGGGTTTTGTCGTGTGGGCATATCGCCTCCGGTTATCGAATGCCCAGGCCAGCTGGCCGCCCAAAGTCCAAGCCCAGCGTGCCCGTCGGCTTGATGCCCAGCGTACCGCCTGGCCTCAAACCAGTCTCGCCACGGGTGGGCAGATCAAGGGCGTACTTGCTGGGCGGCGCGTCTGGCTGACCCATCTTGTTGGCGTAGGCGCTGGCCAGGCCAACAAACATGTCGCCCATCATGCCGGGGGATGGCTGTGTGATGCGAGGCTGAAACAGCTGCCCTTCGCGGGACATGATTTCGGCCTGCGATGCTTGCTGCGAGCCTTGACCGAAGTTGCGCAGAATGGCTGCCAGCTGGTCATTCTCGGTCATGCCGTAGCCCTTGTCGGTCATGGTCTGGCCAAACGCCTGCACAGCGGCCAGGCGCCTGGCGTCGTCGTTGACCATGCCGGTTTGCTCCGCCCGCACGGCGGCCTCGTAGCCGCTGGTGGGGGCGCTGCCTGCTGGCGCCATCGACTGCGGGGCTGGCCGCGCCAGCGCAGCGCGAAACACATCAGAAATGTTGTTGGTCTTTGCGCCGATGTCACCCTCGACATCGCGGAACAGGTTTTTTGAGTCGGCAAACGCTTGGCCTGCGGCCTGCGCCATCATCTGTTGGCGCGCTACCTCTTCCTGGCGCAGCATGGCCTGCTGCTCCATCGTTTTGCGCTGAAATGCAATCTGCTCTTTGAGCTGCTGGGTCTGTTGAGCCAGCATCCTGCCTTGGGCCTTCGTGCTCTGGTAGGCGTTGATCGCGTTACCGATCGCACCAATAACAGCGCCGCCGCCTGGTGTGTTCATGCTTTGTGCAATGGTGGCCATGTTGGTGCCTTATGAAATGACGCGGCCGGTGCCGCCGCCAGAGCCGCCAGAGAACAAGCTGACGCCAGCGCCCGACGCTACGGGCCTTTTGGCTGTCGATGTCTGTACGCCACTCGACAAGTCAGAAATCATCTGACCTAAAGACTGGAATTGCGGCGCAACCTGAAGGCCTTGCGCCTCGGCTGCCGCCGCGTCCCGGATCATGCTGACAGGGGCTGGCCCTGGCCCGACCTTTTGCGCCGCCTTACTGACGCTGGAAAGCACGCTGCCACCGATCTCTGAAATCGGCTTCTGCTGCCTGATTGATGAAAAAAGTCCGGCGACGGGGCTCATGGCAACCTGACCCAACTGGCGCTGAGTCTCGCGTAGTTGCTGTTCCTGCTCGGGGGTGAACGATGGCCCGGAATCGGCCAGCCGCAGGTTGCTTTCCATCAGTCCGGCCTTGGCCTTGGCCACGCTGGCCCGCGCCTCGCTGGCGTAATTGTTGGCCGCATCGGACAAGCTCAACTTGCTGGTGTCGTATTGCTTTTGGAGCTCGCCCATCAAGTCCCCGCGCAGCGACGAATTCAGGTTGCCAGTGCGGGCCAGCTGAGTGGTCAACGCTTTCATCTGGTCTTGGTACTGCTTATCCAGCGTAGGCAACGCGTAGTCCAAATAGGACTTTGAACGCTGGTTGTAGAAGTTGTCATCGAACTGGCCAAACATCGAGGCAATGTCGTTCTGGCCAGCGGTGATGTTCTGCTGGCGGCGCACCTCGGCTTGGCGAACGCGCTCGGCCTCTGCTTGCGCCTCCGCGATGCGTGTGTTCTCAAACTCTTGCTGAAGGCGCGCCTGCTCGGCGGCGGCGGCGGCCCCCTTTTTGGCTGCGCTGTTCGCTCTGTTTCCGACGTATAAGGCTGAGCCTGCAACGGCCGCAACAACAAATGACATATCAATTCTCCTTCATCTCAATCATGAATCGCCCGATGTCTGCGTCCTCGTAGGAGCGCGTGGCCAGGTCGGCCTCGATCTTGGCCAGGTCGGCTTCGGTGGTGGCGTGGATCGTGGTCCACACCATCTCTTCGTGCACATAGCCAATGCGTTTGGTGCCGGGCTTTGAGACAAAGGTGCAGGGAGCCTTGAATCGCACCATGCCGTCTTCGGTCATCACTGACACCTCGCCCTTGGACATGATGTTCAAGTGCTCGGTCTTGTGGACCATTCCGGTCATGATGACGCCAGCAGGGGCGGTGATTTCTCGGGCGTAGATGCCGCTGCAAAAGTGGTGCTTGACCGGAATCTCGACCTGCGGCTGCTCCAGCATGAAGGCCTCCATGCTCAGCACCTTCTGGCGCAGGTCAGGGTCGTCAAACTGGTTGGCAAATCGCTGAAAAACCACCGGCTCCCCCACGTCCACCAGCGATGGCAGCATGGGCGCGGGCGGGTTGAAGTCAACCAGCCCAATGTCCAGCGGGGATTCTTTCAGCTCAGTCATGTCTCGCACCCGATGCGGGCAAAGCCCTGTGCGTGTCTTGGCGATGGACACAACAATTTCGCCGCATGCTCCGATTGTATGAAATTCGTCGGCCAACGCCAGACAATTTCAACCCTTATCGCCACCCTCGTAATGCACGACGATGGCGCCAATCTTGGCAAAGCCCTCGCCCTGGCTGGTCAGCTTGATGGCCATGTGGGTGCCGGTGACTTGGAAGGCCAGGTTGCCCTTGTCGAAAGTGGTTTCCTCGACGTAGGCCACCGTCTGCAGCGCCGTCTGGTCCAGTGGGTTGGATGCAATCTCCACGCGCCACACGCCTTCGCTGGCCAGGTCCAGCCCGGTGAACATCTTTTTGGTGGCGGGCTGCTTGGCGTCCACGTAGGGCAGGTAGGCCGTGACCTGGGTGCCGTCGTAGGTGGTGCCGTTTTGGCCGCCCAGCAAATACATTTTGCCGTCGTCGCCGCGGCAGTAAAGCCTGCGGCCGATGATGGCCCAATCGGTGACGGCAAAGCCCGGCTCGTAGATCGACCAGGCCGACACACGCGAGGCCGGGAAGTAGCTAAACACATAGCACTTTGAGCCCACGGCCAGGATGTACCGGCCGTCGCGTGGCTCCAGCACGGCACGGCTTTCACGCACCGTCAGGCGGTCAGCACTGATGTCGTCCAGCACCAGGGTGTCGATCGGGTTGCCGATGTCGGTGGCAAAGGCAGCATTGGATGAGTCGCGGGCGCGCAGCGAGCGGATGCCCGACTCGGACAGGTAGAACACGTCGCTGTCGCCAATCTCCTGCACGCTCAGCGGCGCAATGGCGCCCGTGTTGTTGAGCACCTGGAGCTGCTGGTTGCCAGACGCGGCCACGTCCACAAACCAAATTTGCACCGTGCGCTCAGAAAAGATCGCCAGGTTCTGCTGGTAGTTGGCAATGGCCGTCAGTCGCTCAGAGCCCTCGGCGTTGGTGGACAGGTCAATGAAACCCGCCTCCTTGGTTGTTTCGTTCATCTCCAGCGGCGCGGAAATGCCCGAAAAGTGCACCAGCGACGAAGCCGTCGAGTACATCTTGCTCTTGGCGGGCTTGCCGTACTCGCCAGGCAGGTAGGTTGATGTCGTTGTGCCCACCACCAAGTCGGAGCCACCCGCCAGCGTCACCGACGTAGCGCTGGTGGTCATGTTGCCAGTGGTTGTGATGGCCAGCGTTTTGCCGTTGTTGGCGGCGCCAGCCGTCTGGATCATCACGTTGACCTTGTTGCCGACGGCCAGCGCCCGGTACTCTGGGGCACTCTGGTGCTCGTTGATTTCAGCGGCCAGAGCGGCGGCCGTGGTGGCGTTGCTGCCCGTGTGCAAAATCTTGCGGCCGATGATGCTGACGCCATCGACCGTCATGGCCGTGATGGCGTTATCCACACCTCCGGCAAAGTTATTCACAGACCCAACGGCAAAGCCACCCGTCAAGCTCAGCGTCAGGGCCAGGCCATTGAAGTCCGTGCCAGGCGTCACCGAAGTCAGGGTGACCGTGGCGCCCACCGCTGTGGCCGTGAAGTCTGGGTTGCCCACGAATGCGTTGATGGCCGCTGCCACCGCTGCCGCCGTGCTGGAGTTGCTGCCGTTGTGCTGCACTGCCTGGGTCAGGATGGCCAGCGTATTGGCGCGGATGGAAAGCAGGCGGTCGCCCGCCGAGTTGATGCCACCCGTGATGGTGAAGCTGGCTGTGGCACTCACACCCACCGTCGTCCCGCCAGTGACCGTGAAGCTCGCCCGGGAGCGGGCCTCCACCAGCTCAGTGTTGCGCACGCCGTTGTAGAAGTGGTAGACGGTGCCGTCGTCGTACTGCGCAATGACGTAGGCCTTACCCGCAAAAGCGCTGGTGTGAATGATCTTGGCCATGGCCACGCCGGTCGGATGCGCCAGCTGCTGGTAGACCATGTTGGCAGGTGTCCCTGCGGGGAACGTCACCGAAGCGGCCGACCCGAAGGTGTAGAGCGTGCCGCCAACGGCCGACAAGCCAAACGTCCCGGCAGGCATGGTGATCTGAGGAACGAAGGCCAGGCGCTTTTCAATCTCGCCGCCTCGGTTGATGTGGCCATTGACCAGCGACAACAAAGAGCCAGGCACCGACAGCACCGCCATGCGGCGCGAGTCCATGCCTGCGCGGAAGTCTTCAATGGCAAAGTAAGGCATGGCTTATTGGTTCTGAACAGCGATGATCTTTGGGCCTTTCGGCATGCGCTCTGGCGCTTCGCCGCTCAGGGAGAAGGTGTCGCTCTTGGAGTTTCTGGCGCGCAGGCGGTTGTAGTGTTTCTCCGCCAGCTGCAGCTTCAAGGATGCGTCGGCCGATTTCTCGCGGGCCAGGATTTCTGCAGCGCTGTACAGCACCAGCAAGGTGTCGTCCAAGTCGGCGCGGTCGGCCTCTGCCACCAGTGGGCGCAAGCGGCGGATGCCGGTGAATCTCACCAAGCCGTCGCGGGGGCTTGTGCCGTTCTGGGATGGCATAGGCCAGACTTCGATCTGGTCGTCCTCGTACTCGGCCCAGCGCTCGACGGGGTAAGCCCGGATGTCGCGGTCTGAATCGTGCTGGTCCAGCTGCTCTCGGCCAATGCCGTGCCTCAAGGGGATCCAGCGATCGCCGTACTTGAATTGCAGCGACTCAAGCCGCTCCAGCGTCAAGTCCAGCGGAATGTCGTAGTAGCGCTGGCCAGCCTGCACGGGGACATCACGGTCCACGCGCAGGAAGGTCCAGTCAAAATCCTCCCAGAGCCTGCGCTGCTGGCGCTGGATGATCTTCACCAGCACCTCGCGCATAGCGGCCCCGAGGTTTGATTGCAGGGAGTGGCCCGCCTCGGCGCGCACATCGTCGATCAGCTCGCCAAGCGTTACGTTACGGGCCATGTCTTGCTCCTTACTCGTCGGTTGCGCCGGCCACTTCGGCCGCCGTCATCTCGGCTGCGGCGCTGGCCTTGGCCTTGCGCTTGCCAGCCTTGGTCACCATGTCAGAGATGACAAATTCGTCGCTGATGCCAGCGTCATCCAGTGTCTTGGGCAGCACGCCGGATGCACCAAAGGTGTCGCGCACGACGTTCTCGGGCGACTTGTAGATGCTGTTCAGGCGCGAGCGCTCTTCGTTGGTGTCGATGGCCTCGTCGGCAATGACTTCGATGTTTCGCACCGCGTCTTCACCGTGGACGATGCGCAGGATGGCCATCTCGGGCACGGTGACGCGCTCCTTCGTGACGGTCATTCCGACCTCGCCGCCAATGGCAACGGTGCAGTTACAGATTTGCATGGGGATTCTCCTGGGGTAGTTACGACAAAGGGCCGCCACCTTTCGATGGCAGCCCCTCATGTTTCAGCCGATCAGCTGAACTGGTACACGCCGTGGCAGTTGAGCTGCTGGGCAGCCAACACGCCAGTCGTGGTGATAGCGCGGTACATCACGTACTGGTTGTGCGGACGTGCTGGGCTGTGACGCTTCATCTTCTCATTCTCCATGTAGTACAGGCACAACTTGGAGGTGTCGATCAGGTAAGCGCGCTTGGAGTAGTTGGTGGTGCCACCCAAGCTGGTGCCGATGTCGTCCATGGTGGGGTCGTACTTGAAGACCAGGCCACCAAAGGTCACGTCGCCGTGCTTGATGTCTTGGCTTCGTGCATAGCCCTGCTGGGTGTAGTAGCCGCGTGCACGCAGCTCTTTGTTCAGACGGTCCATGAAGTCCGAGCCGCACAAGGCCACAGTGGGCTTGCCGCCGTAGCGCTGGAGCTGGCGGAATTCCTTGTTCAACGTGTCGATCAACTCGTCGCCAGTCGCCGTGGTGGTGATGGACAAGTTGACGCGGTTGCGCCACCAGCTGTTGGCCGCCGCGTTCTGGTCAATGCCACCCACGGTCTGCGCAGCGGCAGCAGGAGTGTCCTTGATGAAGGCGCGAATGCCAGCCAATGCGTTGGCGTCGGCAGTACCGTCACCCCACAAGAAGCTGTTGAGGCCACGGGCGTAGCCTTCGGCCATGTCTTCCAGCTTGTCTTCCAGCAAGTTGGCCAGCGCAGTCTCTTCACGGCCGCGATTGCTCTTTTGAGTCTCGCTGTTCATGGAGTCTGCCACGCTGATGCCGTCGCGCTTCAATTCGGTCAGAGTCACGCCGATGCCGATGTGGTGCTCTTTCCATGTGAAGTTGGCGCGCTTGATCTTCGCGGGGTTGACGTAGTTGACAGTGTCGTTGTGGGTGTAACCACCCAGTGTCGAGTCGTACTGACCCTTCACTGCAACAGACACGGCGCCCTTGCCACCTGAGAAGGTCTTGGCTTTGCCATCCAGAGCGGCCAGCAAAGGCTTGTCTTGAATGGTGGACGAGAAAACGCTGCCTTTTTCGATGTAGTAATCGAGTGCGGCGTTGGCGATGTTGTCGATTTCGGCTTGAGTAAATGCCATTTTGATATCTCCGGTTCAGTTACTGATCGGCTCAGGCACCGGCCGATGCCCGACGAATCACGTCGAGCAGGCTTTTTGGTTCCGGCTGGGCAGAGCCATTTGTTTTGCCCCCGACCGCGGTACGCATTGGCGTTCTGTCGCCACGGGCACGCAAAAGCGTCTGAGTCACCGACTCGTAAGCCTCTTTCGAGAGCTTGAGTGCTTCATCAGAATTCTTTGGCATGCCATGGCTCGCAACGTGAGCGCGCACACGGTCTTTCACCAATTCAGCCTTGAGATCAAAGTCGGGGTCGGACGATTTCGTCGCCTGCTCCCATGCCGACACTGCACTGGCCATCGCATTCACCTGGCTGCGCTGGTCCTGTTGGGATATGCGATCCAGTTGACTTTGCGCCAGTTGAGCTTTTCGCTCAGCACCCACTCGCTGCTGATGCAAATCCTGCGCCGTGTCCCGGTCGATATAGCCTTGTTCGACTTTCTCTTCCAGGTCGGCTGGCAATTGCTTGCCCGCCATGACGGCCAGCGATTGCATTCGCTGCTGCATCAGCTCGTAAGCCTCTGCTGGGTCGCCCGATTTCATCTTGGCCAGCATGTCCAGGGATTGCGCCACCTCTTCGGCGGTCAACCCATTGGTTTCCATGAAGGCTTGAATGTCCCGGTACTGCTTCGCGTCCTGCTCATTGGCTTCGGCCTGCGCACGGAATGCGTGCTTTTGGGCCACCAGCTTTTTGAAGCGGGGATGCTCATTGAATGGCAGCTTTGAGTAATCCTCGGACTGTTCATCCTCGGCTCGCTCAGGTGCGGCTGTTTGACTTTGCCCTTCGGGTGGCGATTCCGTGTCACTGGCGGGGGCACTTTGCTCGGCGGATTTCTCCACCACGCTTTGCACCACCGACAGGAGGCTGGTTTCTGTTTCGCCTGGCGTGCTGGGCTCATCGATCACTTGCGTGTCTTGGTTGCCCAGCTCCGGGGACGAACCGGATTGCTCTTCAATTTCCATACGTCAACTCCGCGTTGTTTTTCCTGTTGGTATTTTGTCTGATTTTGCGCGACTATTCAACAAAATAGCCGAACAAAATCACATCATCATGGGTGGCTGCCCGCCTGGAGCGCTGCCAAGGGCTCCGCCAGGTGATCCTGGGGTGGGTGCGTTGGCCGCTCCAGCCGGGCCTTGACCCATGCCAGCGGCGGCGTTTGCGTTGTTCATGCCGTTCATGGCGACCACCGACTGCATGCCCTCGGCCAGCGCTGCGTCCAAGTCCAACTTGTCGTCCATGCGCTTGAGCACTTCCTTGGCCAGCCACTTGGGGTCGATGCCGGGAATCTGGATGATGTAAGGCAGCACGCGCTCGATGTTCTGCAGCTCGGCGGCCTGGTTGGGCTTGCCGGTGGAGCCTGCTTCAATCTCCAGCTGGATCTCGTCGGCAATCTCTTGGGCTGTCAGCTCAGGCCACACGGCACCCGGGCCAGCGATCTTCTTGACCTGCTCGGCGCTCATCTGCTGGAACATGATGGCCCCCGATGCGCGGGCGATGTCAGACATGAATGAGTCCAGCTCGTCGACCTGGGCGCCCAGGGCCGACATGCGGCTGGATTCGGCCACACTGGTTTCGGTGGCCGTGGCCCCGCCAGTGCCGCCAAAGGTGGCCTCTTGCGCGCCCACGGCCAGCTGCACGTCGTCGAACACGGTGCCCACCTCGTACAAGTTGGGGTCGATGCCCACGGTCTTGAGCGGCGTCACCAGGTCTTCCGACTTCTGGCCCAGCTGCATGCCCTGGATGGTGATGACGCCGTGGGCTGGGCGGGTGGCCAGCTTGGCCTTGTCCTCTTCCTCCAGCGCTCCGGCCGGTGTCAGGTAAGCAGGGCGGTTGGCTTTGCGGTGCTCGCGCAGGCCTTCGCGTGCGCGGTTGTACTCATGCACCATCGAGCGCATCAGGTGCACGTCAGACGGCGGGTAGATTTCTTTGTCGTGCTCCACCTCGTTGCACACCAGAGAGAACACGGGCCAGAAAGTCTCCAGACGCAGCTCGGGCTCGGCGGGCTCTTTCAGGAAATCATGGAAGCCCTCGGCCACCGTGTAGACCAGGCCGCTTGGCTTGTCGTAAATCTCATAGACGCAAACCATGCCCTCTTCGGACGATGCGCTGTTTTCTCCGACGACCTCGCCACGGCGCGACGAATCGTGCGAGCGGCCCTTGACCTGGTAGCCGGTGTAGTTGTCCTTGCAGTCCTTGCCGTAAATCTCCATCACCTCGTCGGGCGTGAAGAACATCTGGTGCGCGATCCAGCGGGCGCCAATGAAGCCGCGCAGCTGCTTGCAGCGCGAATCCACAATGATGGCCGTCGCATCTGGGAAGTCGAACATCAGGCCTTCGCGCACGATCATGTCGGGCTGCTGGGTCAGCTCCTTCATGGACAGCATCAGCTCTTCGTGCTCGGCCTCTGTGTCGCTGAGCTCGCCCTTGCCGACTTCTTTGGCCAGCCGGTCCAGGTGATCCAGGCGCACTTGAACGTCGTTCATGCGAGCGCTGATTTCCGGGCGGCGCTGCATCTCACGCTGGAAGCCCAGCTTCACGTAGCCCACGCCCGTGGTCAGCATGCGGCGCACCAGCGCTTTCATCTGGCTCTTGAACGTCGGCTGCGACTCGGACATGAAGTAGCTGAACAGGATTTCCAGCGTCTTGCCGATCTTGTCCAGGCGGATGTTCTCGGCCTGCACCTCGTCGTATTCCTGCAGGACCATGGCCACCGCCTGGGGCACTGGCTGCATGGCCTGCTCGGCAAACTGGCTGGCCGCCTTCGCATCGCCCAGCATCTCGGGCGAGCCGTCCCACAGTTGGTACATCATCCGCTGGCGGCGCTTGGCCACGCAGCGCGGGTTCTTGGCGTACAGGGCCGCCGTGCGTTGCTGCACGTGGCGCTGGGACAGGTTGACGGAATACTTCTCGTCATCCCACAGCTTCGGGTCAAAGCCATGGAACACCATGTCCATGTCGCTCTTCATCCGGTCAAAGGCTTTCTTGTGCTCGCCCTTGGCGGTGCTGACCCGGCGCAGCAGCTCAGACACCAGATTCTTGCGGGCGACTGACGCCTCGCTGTCTGTTTCTTCCTCGCCAGCCGTGGCCACGATGATTTTCATTTGCTCTTCCATTACCAACCTTTCATGGCCGACTCCAGCCGTTGTTGTTTGTCTCTGTGCGCCGCGTCGGCTTTAAGCCAACCCAGCGTGCCGTATTTGGGGCCACCATCGACGGGGCGCGTGCGCGTGGGTGTGGACATGCGATCCACCGCCCGACCCAGCCAGGCCAGCGCGTCCACAAAGTCGTCGTGGCGTGCGTTGGGAAACTTCAGCAGCTCGTCGCGGGCTGCCATCGTCCAAGTGGCGTGCTTGGGGAATCGGACCTTCTTCATGCTCATGCGGCCCATGATCGATTGAGCCCTCTGCACTTTGTTTCCGATGGGCGTGACCTCTTCCACGGTGAAGTAGGTGCGCTCTTCCTGCATGCGCTTGCGCAAGAACGGGCCAATGGCCTTGCTGATGTGGCCCTTCTCGGCAAACCACAGCGTGGGCTTCCACTGTTTGGCCAAGCGCAGCATGGCGTCGACTTGCTTGTCGGCCCCGGCTTTTTCCCACCACACGTCCAGCAGGTAGATGTCGCCGTACTGGTCGACGCCGCCCACGATCATCACGGTGGCGTCGTTGCGGGTCTTGTCCTCGCCAATGGCGTGGTCGCTGGCAGCGTAGATGCGCAGGTCGCTGGGCAGCTGTGAGCGCTCGTAGTGCACGATCCAGTCCGACCGGAACAGGTCACCGTCTTCGGGCGTTGGCCGCTGCTGGTACAGCGCGCTGAAGCCTTTGGCGTCCAGGCGCTTGGCAGCATTCAGGAAATCGAGGTCAAACCGCTCGGGCCACAAGGCTTCGCCAGCCTGGCGGCCCAACGGGTCGGCGTCGCCAGCAATGGCAGGCAGGTTGATGATCTTCCACTTGGCCGCTTCCTCTTCGGAGTAGCAAGGGTTGCTCGGGTCCGTGATGCGGCCAATCAGGTCGTCTTCGTGCCAGCGGGTGTGCACCACCACCACGCAGGCAAACTTGGTCATCAGGCGGGTCATGGCCACTTGCGTGAACCAGTCCCACAGCTTTTGGCGCAGCGTCGGAGACATCGCCTCTTCGCTGTCCTTGATGGGGTCATCGATGATGAGGATGTCGGCGCCGCGGCCCGTGATCGAGCCGCCGC